GTTAATGATCCATCACATGGTAAAATAAGAAAACTATCTGTAACAGTTACATTATCAGACCCAAAAGAATATAGTGGTGGTGAGTTAGAATTTGATTTAAGAAATTTAGATCCAGATAAAAAAAGAAATGTAATGAAATGTAAAGAGATATTACCTAAAGGTTCTTTAGTTGTGTTTCCGTCTTTTGTTTGGCATAGAATATGTCCAGTAAAAAGAGGTGAGAGAAAAAGTTTAGTCATCTGGAACCTAGGATGGCCGTTTAAATAGGAGTATGTAATGAAGAAGAAAATGAAGAATATTAAGAAGAAAAAAACAAAAATCAAAAAAGATAAGTTAAGTTTTCCAAATCAATTAGCAAGAGATGAATTGTTTAAATGTCCTATATGGTATGCAAAAGAATCTGGTTTCGTAGATAGTTTAAATAAGGCGTCTGATTCATATATTGAATCAGCAAAGAAAAATTTAAAAAAAGATATAGATGAAAGAAATAAAAAATACGGTGATAAAGGTGATATGGGCCATGTATTTCACTCTACAACTTTAATAGGTGACCCTAATTTTAAAAAATTACAAGACTATGTAGGTGCAACATCACATAATCTATTAAAAGAAATGGGTTATAATCTAAATGGATATGATATATTTACAACAGAAATGTGGGTACAAGAGTTTGCTAAAAAAGGTGGTGGACATCATACTTTACATACTCATTGGAATGGTCACATATCTGGTTTTTATTTCTTAAAGGCAAGTGAAAAAACATCACTACCTCTATTTGAAGACCCTAGACCAGGCAATCTTATGAATAGTTTACCAGAACAAGATAAATCACAAGTCACTTATGCAAGCACTCAAATAAATTATAAGGTAGAACCAGGATCAATGATATTCTTTCCCTCATATATGCCACATCAATACATTGTTGATATGGGTTATGATCCTTTTAGATTTATACATTGGAACTGTCAAGCAATACCAAAGGCGGTGTTAAATGCCTAAAGTAAATAAAGATGTTAAAAAAGCATTTATTCAAACTATATTAGGTCATTTTTCTCCCAAAGATAAACCTGATTTTATTAAAAATTTAATTAAAAACAAAATGAATTTAAAAGGAAAAAATGTCGTGAAGTTGAAAGGAAAAAATGTCGTTCAAAAAAAATAAATTTAGTGTTTTAAAAAATGCAATATCAAGAGAAATGGCAGATTTTTGTTTTGCATATTTTTTAAATAAAAGAAAAGTTGCAAGATTTCTGTTTGACCAAAGGTACATATCACCATTTACTACTGAATTTGGTGTTTGGAATGATGAACAAGTGCCTAACACTTATTCACATTATGGTGATATAGTTATGGAAACTTTATTACAAAAGGTAAAACCTGTTATGGAAAAACATACAGGACTAAAATTATCTGAAACATATTCTTATGCTAGAATATATAAAAAAGGTGATGTATTAGCAAGACATAAAGATAGATATTCTTGTGAAATATCTACAACTTTAAATTTAGGTGGTGATGATTGGCCTATATACTTAGACCCAACAGGTAAAACTGGTCAAGCAGGTGTAAAAGTAAATTTAAAACCAGGTGATATGTTGATATACTCTGGTTGTGATTTAGAACATTGGCGAGAAGAATTTACAGGTAAAGATTGTGGTCAAGTATTTTTACACTATAATAAAGCATCATCAAAGACAGCAAAAGAAAATCAATTTGATAACAGACCTTTTATAGGTCTACCATCTTGGTACAAAGGTTTTAAATTACCTAAAAAGTAATGAAAAATATTGAAGACTATATTATAGTCAGAAATACTATACCTAAAAATATATGCAAAGAAATAATTGATGAATCTAATACTCGACAATGGGTAAAACATCAATGGAATAATTACAATACTGGCACAAATAAATCTGAATCTACAAAAGAATTAGATATAATGCCATCTACTAAAACTCAACAAGATAAACTTAGATCACCAATTAGAAAAGCCCTAGATCAATATCAAAAAATGTGTTCGTGGAATGGTGAAAAAACAGGATCAACTTGGTTAACTAGTTACTCCACTATTCGTTTTAATAGATATCAAGTTGGCACTATGATGAGAAGACATTACGACCATATACATGATATATTTGATGGTAAAAGAAAAGGTGTTCCTCTAGTATCTATTGTAGGTAATTTAAACGAAGAATACGAAGGATCAGAATTTACTTGTAGAGATACTACAATCAAACTAAAGACAGGAGATATATTGATGTTTCCGTCTAATTTTATGTACCCTCATGAGGTAACAGAATGTACAAAAGGCACTAGATATTCATTTGTTAGTTGGGCGTTTTAAATATATTATAAATATAAGAAAACGATTAACAGGAACCTGACTAATGGCAATGATACAAAATATCACAATAGATCAAGATTGTGATTTTACAGAAACATTAACTATCAAAGATTCAACAGGAACAGTTGTAGATTTATCTAACGAAACAATAACGTCTAGTATGAGAAAGACGCATTTATCTGCTACGGCTTATTCTTTTACAACTGCAAAAGTAAGTGCTACAGATGGTACTTGTACTATCACTATGACAGATGCTGTGACTTCAACTCTTACTGAAGGTAGATATGTTTGGGATTTAACAACAACAGATTCATCTGGATTAATTACTAGAAGAATTGAAGGAAGAGCAACGGTTACGCCAAGCGTGACTAGATCGTAATATGTCAACTAAAAAATATTTACAGAATGGTAAGTGGCCAGGTATTAAACAAGATCAAACAGTAAAACTGTCACAAGTTGAGGGCGACTTAGAAATAGATGTAGATATTGAAAAACAAATAGCACAATTACAAGAAGCAAGATTAGCAGGTGAAATAGAAAAACCAAAAGAATTATCAATTGATCCTGAGAAACAATTAAATGAATGGCATCTTGAAAAAGGATTAAAAACTTTTCTTGCAAATGTAGAATTTGAAAAAGAAGATTTAGATAAAAAAATAAAAGAAGAAGACGCTAAGATATCTGCGTTAGAAGAATTGTTTGGTGGTTTAATTGATAAACCTAAAACAAAAGAAGAAATAGAATTAGAAAACACCGAAGTAATTTCTGAAGATTCTTTTAATGAACTGTCTGAGGAAGAAAAAAAAGAAAGAGAAAAAATAAGACTAAGAGCTTTAGGTGAATTATTTGAAAAGAAAGTTATAGAAGAAAAGATAGAAGAAGAAAAAGAAAAACAAAAAAGATTAGAAGAAGAAAGAAAACAAAAATTATTAATTGATTCTGGTTTAGAAAAACCAAAAGTTATATTAGATGAAGAAACAATAAAAGCACAACAACAAGTAAAAGAGAAGTATGGACAAGCAGGTGCAAAAGCATTACAAGGATTAATGAACGCTTCTGCTAAAGAAATAGAAGCAGATCCACATATTATAGATAAGGTTCTTTCTCATATTTCAGAAATGAAAGTTGCTAATGAGTTAGATAAAGACAAGATGAAGTCTTTACAATCAATTGACTCATTAGATAAATTAACAAAAGAGTTTTTAAACTTTAAAAATTTAACATCTATACAACTATCAACTGTTGGTGGTGGATTAGATCCAAATAAAATATCTGCTGATCTATTACCTACAACATCAGGAGCATTTGATTTAGGTTCTTCAACAAGACCTTGGCGTAAATTATATTTAACTGGTGGAACATTAATTATAGGTGATGCTGAAATTGCAGGAACAGAAATTGCAGTTTTAGATGGTGTCACAGCAGGTACTGCTTCTGCTAGTAAGGCAGTTATACTTAATTCTGAAAGTGGCATAACAGGACTTGGATCAGTAAGTATGTCAAGTTTAGCATTAGGTGGAACAAGTATTACAGCTACTGCTGCTGAAATAAATATTATGGATGGGGTCACAGCAACTACTGCTGAAATAAATCATTTAGATGGTGTGACAGGAAATATACAAACGCAAATAGACGCTAATACAACTCTTGCAAGTGCAGGTGCGTCTAAGGCATTTGCAATTGCACAAGCAGTCGCATTAGGATAAATAAATAGTATTATAGGAAAAAATTATGGCGAAACCAAATACAAGAGCAACATTTAAAGAATACTGCCTGAGATCATTAGGTAAACCTGTAATAGATATAAATGTTGACGAAGATCAAATAGAAGATAGAATAGACGAAGCAGTACAATATTTTTCTCAGTATCATACAGATGGTGTTGAAAGAATGTATTTAAAATATAAAGTTACTGCTGACGACATAGTTAGATTAAGAACAAATAAATCTTTTAATGTTGTTGAAAAAGGAACATATGCTGATAACATAGAATTAGAAACTGGTACAAATACAGTTTTAGAAGGTGATGGCGATTTAATAAAAGAAGATGGCACAACTATACATACTGAGGATTCAAATATAGTAGAAACTGCTTATCAAGAAAATCAAAACTATTTGGTAATACCAGATGCTGTTTTAAGTGTAATAAATATTTTTCCTTTATCTGACAGAGCAAACTTAAATATTTTTGATGTTAAGTATCAACTAAGATTAAATGATCTATATGATTTTTCATCAACTAGTATTGTTCATTATGATATGACTATGCGTCATTTAGATTTTTTAGATCATATATTAGTAGGAGAAAAACCAATAAGATTTAACACACTATCAAATAGATTATATATTGATATGGATTGGGAAGAAGGAATATCTGCTGATGAATATTTAATTATTGAATGTTACAGACAATTAGATCCTGCTCAACATACAAATATGTTTAATGATATATATTTAAAGAGATACACTACAGCCCTAATCAAAAGACAATGGGGACAAAATTTGTCTAAGTTTAATGGTACAGCAATGTTAGGTGGTGTTACACTTAACGGACCTGAATTATTTTCAACGGCAATTCAAGAGGTTCAAAAACTAGAAGAAGAAATAAGATCAAACTACGAAGAACCTCCACATATGCAACAAGGATAGAAATTAAATGCCAACAAATGTTTATTTTGACACTGGCACAACTTCAGAACAAAGATTATACGAAGACTTAATAATAGAACAACTGAAGATATATGGCCAAGATGTTTACTACTTGCCAAGAAAACTGGCAAACAAAGATACTATATTTGGCGAGGACCCAGCTTCATCTTTTGATGACTCTTACATAATAGAAATGTATGTTGATAATACTGACGGTTTAGAATTAAGAGATGATATAAGATTTACTTTATCTAAATTGAGATGGGAAACTTTAGTTAAAAACAATGGTGACTTAGTTGCTGAAAGACCACAAGAGGGTGACTTAGTTTATTTCCCTACAACAAAAGCATTTTTTGAAATACAATTTGTTGAACACGAGCAACCGTTCTATCAACAAAGTGCTTTACCTGTTTACAAATTATCTTGTACTCGTTGGGAATACAGCTCTGAAAGACTTGATACTGGCATCACTGCTATTGATACTGTTGAAGATAATTTATCAGTTGATACAATGCAGTTTCAGTTTGCATTAGAAAATGAAACTGGTTCTATGCTACTTGAAAGTGATTTAGGTGCTATCAACTACTTCTTAAACGAAGACTTTACAATGAAGACTCAACAACCTGTTGATGATGGTCAAGCGTTTGAAGATAAAGCAGGAACAACAACATCATCTACTGGTGATGACATATTAGATTTTAGCGAAAGAAATCCTTTCGGAGAGGTTGATGAGTATTAATGTTTGGACAACACTTTTATCATAAACAAATTAGAAATGCTGTGATAGCATTTGGTACAATATTTAATAATGTAAATATTAAACGTACGGATTCTAGCGGAAATCCTTTACAGACAATTAGAGTACCTTTATCATATGCACCAAAAGAAAAGTTTATTGCAAGACTAGATCAACAAGCAGATTTAACAGGAACAGATTCAAAAGTGGCACTCACTCTACCTCGAATGTCATTTGATATAACTGGTTATGCTTATGATCCTACTCGTAAATTAAATAAAAATCAAAGAATATCAGTTGCAAAAAATGTAAGTGGTGATACGACAAAATTAAATACACAATATATGCCTGTGCCATATGATGTAACTTTTGATTTAAATGTTTATACTGCAACCTCAGATGATGGTTTACAAATCATAGAACAAATACTTCCTTTCTTTCAACCTGACTATACGGTAACTATGATTATGGATAGAACCTACATGGATACAAAAAGAGATATTCCTTTTATATTAGAAAGTGTTGACTATGAAGATAGTTATACAGGTGCATTAACTGATAGAAGAAGAATTATATACACTTTAAAATTTACAGGTAAAATATATTTACATGGTCCTATATCTACTAGTGCAATAATAAAAAATGCAGAAGCGGACATGTACACTAACACACAGGCTAACAATCCATCTCGATCACAAAGAGTTACGGTTACACCAAACCCGACATCTGCTGATAAAGATGATACATATACATATACAACTACACTAGAATTTTTTGATGATGGTTTAAATTATGATGAGAAGACTGGTGAAGACAAATAACATAAGGTTTTAAAATGAGTAGTATTGATGATAAATTAAATGAAGTATTAAATATAGCTGACGAAGTTTTAGAAAAAAAAGAAGAAAAGAATCCTTTAGAAATAGTAAGTGAACCAGCTGTGCCTGTTGCACCTAAAAATGCTGATGCTGAAACAGACTTTGAAACTGGTAGAAAAAATCTTTACAACTTACTTGATAAAGGTAATGAAGCAATAGAGGGAATACTTTCATTAGCAAAAGAAGGTGAACACCCTAGAGCATACGAAGTAGCAGGACAATTAATTAAAACACAAAGCGAAGTAGCACAAAACTTATTAGACTTACAAGGCACACTTAAAAAACTAAAAGAAGAAAAAGGTTCGGTGCCTAAAAATGTAACTAATGCTTTATTTGTAGGTTCTACAACTGAACTACAAAAACTTATAAAAAAAAATAAAGACAAAAAATGAAATTAGACCAATATTTAGGAAATCCTAACCTAAAAAAGGCACACACAAAATCACGATTTACACCAACACAAGTAGATGAAGTGATGAAGTGTCTTGATGATCCTAAATACTTTATAGAAAAATACTTAAAGATAGTCTCAATTGATAAAGGTTTAATACCTTTTGAGATGTATGACTTTCAGCGGAAGATGGTAGATACTTTCCACGATAATCGTTTTACAATTTGCAAGTTGCCAAGACAAAGTGGAAAGTCAACTATCATTATATCCTACCTCTTACATTATGTTTTATTTAATGACAATGTGAATGTTGCAATACTCGCCAACAAATCTTCTACGGCAAGGGATTTATTAGGGCGACTGCAACTTGCTTACGAGCACTTGCCGAAATGGATGCAACAAGGAGTTATAAACTGGAACAAAGGTTCCCTAGAATTAGAAAACGGAAGTAAAATCGTAGCGGCGAGTACATCTTCTAGTGCTGTTCGGGGAAGTACCTTTAATATAATATTCTTAGATGAGTTTGCTTATGTGCCTAATAACATTGCACAAGAATTTTTTAGTTCAGTATATCCTACAATATCATCTGGTCAATCATCAAAGGTTATGATTGTATCTACACCACATGGAATGAATATGTTTTATAAGATGTGGATGGATGCAAACAATAAAAAAAATGATTACAAACCTATTGAGGTACATTGGTCTGAAGTGCCAGGTAGAGATGAAGCATGGAAAGAACAAACAATTAGAAACACAAGTTTAGAGCAATTTCAAACTGAGTTTGAATGTGAGTTTTTAGGAAGTGTTGATACACTTATCAATGCAAGTAAATTAAAATCTATGGCAGTCATAGACCCACAAAGAAGTCCTGATGGATTAGATGTTTATGAAATGCCTAAGAAAGGTCATCTTTATGTTATGGCAGTTGATGTTGCAAGAGGTATTAACAATGACTATTCTGCTGTCATAGTATTTGATGTTACAAAGGCACCTTATAAGATAGTTGC